TTATAAGAGCTCTAAAAAAACAGAGCTTCACACTACATATATTTCTGAATGTAAAGAAATTGTGAAAAGAGCTGGAGTGTGATGTATAAATGAAACCATTTATGATAGTAAAAGTTGGCGGCATGGATATAAATATTGTTCGTGTACCATTAAATGACGAGATCTTTGGAGATTTTAGTTATATTAATTCGAGAATACGCATTGAGGAAAAACTTGTAGGAGCAGTTTTAGTAGATACTGTATTACATGAAATTAATCATGCGATCTGGGCGGTAGGTCAATTAAAATCTAAGGCACAGAAAGAAGAAAGAGCCGTATCTGTCATGGCTAGTTATTGGACACAAATTTTTAGAGATAATCCGGAGTTGATAAGATGGATAAACAGAAACCTAGCAACGAAAACGAAGAAAAAGTAGTATTGTCAAAAGAATTTTTTTGGCGGCAATTCAATAGAAACCTATTAAAATTGTTGGCAAAGAAAATTACTAAAAAAGATTTTGTTGACAATATGATGAAAGTAGGTTATACAGAAAAACAACTTAAAGAAATGTTTACTACTAAGAAGGAAAAACCGCATGACACATAATAAAGAAGTAACTTATTTTTCTGAAAGTCGCAACGAACATATTCCTGTATCATCTATGGTAGATCAGCATGTTAGAAATGCTTTTACCAAGATGTTAAGAGAAGATAGTTGTGATACATCAAAAGCCTTTACCACAGAAAAGGCACTTCATCACATCAAAGAAGCATATAAATTGTTAAATGATGTGAGTGATGGATCTAAATAAAATAATTCTCAAAGTGGGAATTATACTTATTCCCTGCTATATAGTGGCACTGTTGACTGACAAAATGACTTTTGTCTTGCCAATGACTGTTGTGTGTGGCATATTGGCTCATAGTCTTGTTCCAGATAAAAAAGAGGACAAGACATTTGGCGTAGAAGAAGGAGATACAAATGATTGATGTACAAAGTAAAAAAAGTTTAGCCTGTATATTATATAGACAAGCAAAACTTATGAGCAAAGACCAATTGCAAGAAGTTCTGTTTTTTGATAAGTCAACTTCAGATAATTGGAGTATTGAAAGGTGTCAAAGACAATATGTGATTGACCAGCTAGAATGGATGGAGAGTGATGACCATAGTTGGGAACAAGAATGTAACGAAACTTGGCAAGAGATAGAATTAACAAAGTTCTTTCATATATGTGAAGTTTATTAGAACAAATGGAGATACAAATGACTGATTATGAAAAAGTTGAATGGTTACATTTCGCTATTCAGGAAGCAATCAATGGTAACATTGGAGAACTTCCTAATGCTTTAGACATTGTTGAGCAGTTAAGAGAACCATATTTTTTAGAAGGAGGTACACATGACTAAAGAATATATATTTACAACAAAGCATACTGTTTTAATAGAAGCAGATAATAAGGAAGAAGCAAAAGAAATATATTTTAATCTTGATGACTATGGAGATTTTTTTGATGTCGAAATAAAGGAGAATGTATAATGGCATACTCAATATATGATATAAAATTTTACAAAGTAGATGATGAAGATGAGGAAGTTAGAGATAAAAACGAAAATGTAAAATTATTTGAACCAAAGGGTAGATGGAAAGAATTAGAGTATCTTTGTGAAGATAGAGAGGATGATGATTTTATGGAAATAACTGCAAATGGAGTACAATTATTAACAATAGGCTCAGAAGATATTATTACTAACCTAGATGACGAAGATCATAACTTATCTGAAGAACAAAAAGAACGTATCTTAAAATTAGATGATGATGTTATGTATCAAGCTATTTATGGTGCTACAAAACATATGGAGTTAAGTGATTATTATCATATGGCTATAGAAGATGCAATATTTTATCTTAAAAATTATGTTACATCTAATGAGGAGAAAGACATTGACCAAACCAAAAAATGAAATATGGCTAAAAGGTGTTTGTGTAAATAAGTCTGTAAATAAAAAGGGTATGTTTCCAAATCCCATGTTTCACAAATTATATCCTCGTATTTTTACACAAGAGGGTTACATAGTAACATCAACTTTTTTTTTAGATAGGGAAGTGTGGCTAACAAAAGATCTAACCAAAGAAGAAAAATGGGTGTATTGGCATTGGGTAAGAGATAACTATGCAAAGTTTGACAGGATAAATGGAGATTTACATCCATACATACAAAGCGAGTGTGTTAAAATTAATACTCAACATTTAAGAAACACCGCAAAAAATAATAGTGCGTTGTAGTGTACAGATGGGTAGCATTTCTAGGAGCAGTTTCTTCATTAGTCCTATTGACATCTGGAGTTGTTAGTATACAATGGTTAGGTTGGTTAATATCGTCAATATCTTGTCTGGCTTGGATTTACTTTGCTAGGCAAGATAAAGACACACCAAGAATGTTAATGGAAATGTGTTATTTTATAGCGTCATTGATAGGAGTAATAAATTGGCTACAGTAAAAGAAGAAGAAGAAGAAAAAAAAGAAGTTTCTTATTTTGTAATAACTAATGAATTAAGAGACAAGATAGGCACATTGTTGATGAAACAAGCGTGGGTTGATGTTTATGAGGTTATGAAAGTGTTAACAAGTTTAGCACCTGTTAAGCTGGAAGAAAATGAAAAAAACCAAAAAGAATTGCCGTTTGACCAAAGCAAAAAAGAATAGCCAAAGAAGAAGAAAGGGTGGAACACAAGTTATGAAGGTGGCAGGTAGTAAGGTTATCTTCATAGCTCGTTTCCATAATAGTTTTGAAGCAAAATTCTTGTAAGCAAAAAATCTTGTAAGCAAAAATCTTGTAAGAAATAGGGGTAATGATATGAATTATAGATTTGAAAAGTTAGGACAACCACAATTAAAACAATATGTTTTAAGTGAAGTTAAAGAATTACAAAATCTTATTTATACTTATGAAAAACTAATAGAAAAGGCACCGGCTCCAAATCAATTATTATATATTAAAAGTTATTTAACCAGATTAGAGAAAAGTATTTTAGAATATTATTAAAATAAAAAAAAAATAAACTTGCCTTTTTTTCGCCATAGTTTAAATAATATAATATATTATTATTAATTATAAAAAAGAAAGGATCTTTTAAAATGTCTCATCAATTCCATGAAAAACATCTAGAAAATCGTTATGATAATTTATATGATATTTGGGCGGATAGTTTTCTAATCACTCATAAAAAATTAAAATATAAATTAACACCGGAAGAATTTGAATTGGAGCGGTCAAAATATGCTTTTAAAATGGCAGATCTTAGCATGGGGCTAGATAATGCCGGGCATGTTAAATATGGGGCTAGATCATGTTAGATAATGCCGGAATAGCTATCTTTTTATTTGTCGCAATTGTAATAATTGGCGTTATAATTTATGATAGTAAACAGAATTTAAAATTTATATTTGATAAAAAAAAGAAGGATCTTAAAAAATGAGTATTTATATTATTAATGCTTTTATTTCTTTATTTCTTTTGTTAGCATATGGTGTTATTTGTGTTTGTTTTGGATTTATTGCTCAAAAATGGCACGCTGACAACGTAATTAAAAAACAAAAAAAGAAAGGCAAGGGGCTGAAACAATGGTAAACTGTAGAGAAAAAGATCTAGAAACAAGCGGTCTATTCATTCATAAAAATCTATTTACTAGTCAAAATTACAAAACAGTAAAAGGCGAAAAACAAAAATACAAAACTTATGTTTTATATATGAAATCCGGAGAAATTGAAATTGACGGTAAAAAAAAGAATAGTTGCCCAAACAAATCCGCCGCATGTTATAAGTATTGCTTAGATAATGCCGGGCGGGGATCTTTTAACGCCGTTAAACTATCTAGATTAATAAAAACAAAAAGATATTATTTTGATCCGGCAAGATTTAAAGCTGATGTTATTAATGAAATACATCGCAAGTTTAAATGGTGGGCTAAAAATAAACCAGACTGGCGTCTGGCGTTTAGATGTGACGGAACCAGTGATCTAGGTGTAGGGCGTGCAATTTCTCATAGCGTGCCGGATAGCGTCAATTTATATGACTATACCAAAAATTTTAACGTAGTAAAAAAATATATTGATGGAGATTATTCCAAAAATTATCATTTAACTTTCAGTTATTCCGGAGAAAATAAGAAAGAATGTATTGAAGCGTTAAACATGGGCGTTAACGTAGCCGTGCCATTTATACATGATCATAAACCGGTTAGAAGTTTACCTACTTTATGGCACCCGGAGCAATTTTGGGGCTATCCCGTCATATCCGGAGAAAATTCGGATCTTAGGTTCCTAGATCCTAGCCCGTCTATAGTGGCGTTAAAGCCTAAAGGATCATTAATGCAGGACTATTCTGGTTTTGCTATTCGCGGGGCGTGGTAAAGATGGAGAATATTCTTTTAGTTTTTAAAGTATTGGTGTTATTTACTGTAGTTTTAATATTAATTCATATGTTATGAAAATATGCCTTGATCTTGCCACAATTAAAGATTAAACAATATTTAACATATTAACCGACAAACAAAGGAGTTTTTACAATGTATAATAATAATATTACTAAAGTTTATGAGGTGCCAGAATTCTATAAAAAACCGGTTTCACTGTTTAGATCTCATTTTGTGCCATTAGAAAATTATGATTACTTTAACAGTGTAGTGGGAACCGCCCCACTTGACGGGGATAGTAAGAGCTATAACCGCGTTATAGACACTCAAACAAATAAAACGTATAGC